ATAAAACATACAATGAGATTTTTTTGAGATTTTTTTGAGATTTTTTTGAGATTTTTTTGAGATTTTTAAACAATACTGTATTTTCGACAGATAAATCGTGTCATATGACGGCAATCACATTTGCACTTGCGAAGACCCGATGAATCCTTATTGGATATTCGTGGGTCCGCATGATCCATAGGAAGCTCAGTCCAAGGAGACAGAGTTTCAGGTTTGTTGTTTTTGTGAGCTGCACAACAATTGCAGTTAGATAGGCGAGAAATCTCAGCCTCGGGAGTAGAGTTGGTGGGGACTAATTTGAATTCGTACATCATAACCATTTGTGTATATAGATAATAAAAATAATCGTATATCAATTTTATATAAAAATGTAACAAATTTATTCTAATATAATTTTAAAATTGTTATTATAATTTGCAATATGTTCTGTAGGAATTTTTTCAAATGATACAAGTGATAAGTTAAAATTATATTTATCTATCATATTATTATCAGTTAAATACTTGATTCTTTCATCATTTGTCATTTTGGCAACAATTAAAGCTTTTTCTTTATTTATGCAAGTAGAAATTTTAGGAATATTATCACTTCTATCTCCAAATATAGCTTTAAATTCTAAATCAATCTTAGGATCATCATATCCTCTTTTTTTTAATTCTTTGAACTGCATATTATAAATTAATACATTTTTATCTACTAATTGAAGAAAATCATTATCATTTGTAATTATTATAATATTTTTAATTGCATAATCCTTGATATTTTTTTGTGTAATATATACAATATCATCACCTTCCAATCTGTCTGAAGAAATATTTTTAATACCTAATTTCTTAATATATTCAGCAAAAATTGTGAAAATTTTTTTATTAAAGTTATTTTTTTGAGTTCTCGTTGATTTATATTTATCATAAAAATCATTTCGCCAAATATCACTTCTTACACAATCATTGCACAATATAATATTATCAATTGATGTTTTCCACAACTTACAAATTTTTTTTAAATCGTTATTAATATGCTTATAAAATGCATTCATAAATATAACGTTATCTACGATATCTTCGATTGAAACTTCTATTTTCTGAAAACTGAACCATCTATAAGTTGCAAAATATCTATGGAAAATATAATAACTACAATCAATCAAAACAATATTATTATTTTTATTTAAACTTATGATATTCATTAATTTAATTATTAATATGTGTTTAATATTTAAATAAGTTAAGATATCAATTTTTGATTTTGTCGCTGTCTATTTTTTTTTGGAAGATTATCCTTAATATTTTCGAACCATTTTCTTGCTTCTACCATTATATCTTTCATTTTTATTTGATCTTTTTTGAGATCCTGCCATTCTGCTCTTACTGAATTAAAATCCCCTTTATTATCATTACTTAAATCATTTTTAATAAAGTATAGGCGATATTTAATATATATATTATAATCTGTTGGTAAACATAAGCTTTTTTCTTTATAAATATTATTAGTATTTTCAACTTCATTAATAAGAGGTTCCTCTTTTGTAATTTTAACAATTGAATCTTTTCTGATCCAAACTTTTTTTGTATTTTTTAATTCAACAATCCAAATATTTTTATCATATCCTTCCATTGCAGAATTAATATCATAACCTTCTGCAGACAATCCGAAATGTAATGGAGAATTTTCTTTACCAGTATAGTACATTTTAGGACAGTTAATGCAAGATGTTTTAAGAGACATTCTATTATCAAATATTATATAATCATAATTAATCAATTTTTATATAATTAAAGTCTTACATTTGTTCTTCAAAAATTAAAAAATGATAAAATGTATATACAACTTAATTATTTTAGAAATCTATTTGTTAATAATGTCATTTATTGATAACGTAAATATCAAATTTGAAGAAATTATTAATAATAACATTAAATATAATAGTCAAATTATTATTGATATAACTTATCTCGAATCAAATGTTATATCATTATACAAAAAAAAAAAATATAACTTAGAATTTGATAAAAATTTAGATGACATTTTTATAAAATTTAAAGAAAAATATATAAAATATAAAAATGAAATTACAAATCTTGCAAATTCAATTAAAATAGAGTATAATAAGCTTCTTAATATATACCAATCTAATCATATTGAGTTAATAAATACATATACATATAGAATTGAATAGTTTTTTTTTATAATATCTTAAATTAAAAGCAAAATTTAAATATGTTTGATATAATTACTGTTTTGATATTTATATGGATTATTATATTATTTATAATAATATCAAAAATTTTTGTTATTGTTATATTTGGATTTATTGACCAAACTGTTTTAAAGGATCTAAAAGATTATACAATTGGTTATGATTCAGTTATTGCATACCCCTTTTGTTTACTATATGATTTTGCGACATTATCAATTTGGATGAGTTTTTATGGTATTGTTTTTGGCATGATATCAATTCTTATAATTATTTTATTTATTATATGGAATATTATAAGAAATATATTTGTTTTAAAAGCTATGGCTAAGTGGTGGCCATTTAAACCATTGGATAAAATTTTCAAGGTAATCACACGAAAACTTTCATTTGAAGAAGTATTTAAAGGATATGCTAAAAAATTAGAGAAACATTTGCCAGGGGCAGAGGAGGCTGCGAAACTTGACGCCCAGAGACAAGAACAGGCACGGGCAGATGAAAAGAAAAAGACACAAAACCCTAAAATAGCTAAATTTACTAATAAAAAAAAACCAGATGAAAAGAAAACAATTGAAACATTTATTACAAATGATAATGATAAGTCTGAATATATGGATAATTATTACTATTATGATTTAGAAAAAAAATATAAAACAGGTGACAATTATTATATAAATGCCTATAAAAATTATCAACATAGTAAAGAAGCTTTATTATATAAAAAATATAAAGTTATAACACCAGATATGAGTGATGATGAAATAACATCAGCAATTTTAGATAACAATACCCTTCAAGTAGAAATAAATACTACTGCTTCTGTAGAAAATTTAAATAGAATATAATAATTGTAAGTATATATATATTAGATAAGAATAGAGTAAAAATATGAATTATATAAATATTATATCAAATATTACAATATTTGATTATATCAAATATTTTACAATATTATTAATTTTATTTATAGTGTTTATATATATATATTGGAATCTTACACAATACAAAATAATACAATATTATTATTTTTCGATACATAATAAATTATATGAAGTTCTTAATGAAAAAAATGATTATTATAATATCTTATTTGTATTTACTTTTGTATTTATAATAATTATAATAACAACAGTTTTATATTGGACAATTTTGTATAATACTGCTAAAAAAAAATCAAATTGTGCTGAAATAATGACAATAATTGAAGAAAATGCTGTAAGTAAAACACCATATGTTTATAGTTTTGCTATTATTGATAAAAATAATATTGAAGATAAGTTATCATATTATCTAATGAAAATAAGTTATGATTTTATATCTCGACATACTAAAATAGAATATGCAAGAGATTTAAATGGGGAAAATAAATTATTTGATAATTTGCGTCTTGCTTATAATCGCAAATTATTTCTTCATAGTCACGAAGGCAAATTAGATAATGATGATAAAGTTTTCGCAAAAAACGGAGAAGGAATTAAAATACAGCAAAAAATAATGTCTATTATTACATATGATATTACTATAGAAAATTATAATGATATAATAAATGATATTGATATTAAAATTATTAATATTTTTAGAGATTTAAATATTGATTCTTATGATGATTTTATTTATACTAAATTTACTGATAATTTACAAATACATAAAGTAAGTATAGATAATTTACATAATTTAGAACCAGATAATATAAAAGAAATTAATAAAAATTTAGATTTAATTAAACAAGAAATAGAGGGTTTATTCAATCAGTTACTAGATTATTTGGGATTACAATTAAATTATCCTTTAGATTCTATTGACAATTTTTTTGCAATGAAAGAAAAAGCTGTTACAAATGATAGTAATGTATTCGGCTATTTTGATTTGCAAACTATGGAAATCAAAACAATTGATTATGTTAATATAAATGATTTTAATAATGATTTTTTCAAAATTGTTTGTATTGATAAATATAATAATATTTATAAAACATATACATCAATGAAATTATTAGATTTTACAAGATATTTTGCAAATGTCAATATTTCACCATCTGAAAATTATGAAGCTTTATATAGCGACACAATTATATATAATATATTATATGCTAATAAAAATAAAGATAAAATATCATTATAAAAGTAGATTATAATGAGTAATAATAATGTTATATATTCAGTTTCAGATATGCAAGAAATGTTTATAATGCAATCGGAAGCATATGCACAATATGTATTTTATACACTTTCGTTAGTTAAATCTACAACATTTTCTCTATCAAGCTATCAACATTTATTAAATATGCTATTCATTATTATTATGTTTATTATAATATACGTATTATATCGCGATATCATATTTAGAGATGCTAATAATTTTAAACGCTGTAAAAATATTATTGATACAATAGCTGTTAATGAAAATTATGATAAAAAATTCGTATATAAAATTTATGTTATACTTAATAAAGAAACAAAGGATATTCTCAAAAATTATATATTTTACATCGAATATGATTTTCCTAATAACAAAACAAATGTTGTATATAATAATAATATTGATCATGATTATTTAACAACTAATAATTTTGAAAATGCTTTTGTATATTTTGATTTAAAAACATTAAATCATAATTATTTAACTTATAGAAAAAATATGCCACCGTATAATTATATTAATAAAAAAATATTAACAAATGGTGAATTTAAATATATACCAGTATCACATGATAAATCAAAAATACATACTGATGAATTTGCAAAAAAATTAGCTAATTTTGTTAAAAAATTTGGTTTTGACAAATACGATGTTGATCTATATCCTATCTTTGATATAATAAACGCAGTAGAATATAAACGCAATAATATTGTTATATAAATACAGCTTCAATGGCCTTTTTCAAATCATCAACTTTATCTTCATTTTTAATTTTTGGATAATCTATAAAAAATTCTATATACATATTACCGTAATCCTTACCATTTTTTTTAGGCATACCTTTACCTGGTATTAAATATTTTTTTCCATTTGATAATACACCTAATGTATTTGTATTTAATTCTATTTTTTCTTTAAAATAAGGAATAGTAATACTTTCACCAATAATAGAATTTGTGAAAGATATGTTTTTTTTGTAATATAAATCTTCACCTTTTCTCTCAAAATGCTTATGATTTTGTATTTTAATACCAATAACTAAATCACCAGGCTTAACGTTATTTTTTTTAGGTTGCTCACCCATCTCTGGAAAAGCTGTCTTATAACTTTCATCAACACCTTTGGGTATTATTAGTGTTGCTCTTTTATCTTTATTGAAACTTCCTTTACCACTACATATTTTACATCCAGATTTACCTTGTATAATAAAACCGTCTCCATCACATTTATTGCATGATGACTGAAAAACAGTTTGCATTATACCCATACTATGTATTCTGTTTATAATACCTTTTCCATCACATACAGGACAACACATATTACATTCTGTACAAAATTTTTGTATAGTTATATTAAGTTCTTTTTTTACACCTTCATATACTTCATCTAGTGTTAAGTTAAAATTTTTTTCAATCGATGCTGCTTTTTTGGGTTCATTTCTATCGTTACCTCGTCTTCCAAAACCTCCTAAGAAATCTTCTTCAAAATTATTACGACCATGACTTCTAAATAAAGCTTCGAAAATATCATTAGGATTTCTCATACCTGCACCACCACTATTATAGTGTTCATCACCACCACTCATATCGTATTTTTGTTTTTCTTCTTCATTATTTAAAACATTATATGCATTTGATATTTCTTTAAATTTTTTTTCAGCATCTTCGCTTTTATTTCTATCTGGGTGGTAATTAAAAGCTAATTTTTTATAGGATTTTTTAATTTCTTCATGTGAAGCATTTTTTTCAACACCAAGTATATTATATAATTCAAAATTTCCCATTTTATATTTTAACTTATTAATATATCTTTTATATAATGATTTTGAGTACATAATTTTAATTTTTTAAATATTTTTTAAAAGTTGATATTATTTAGTTAAACTTTAAATTATGTACTCATTTTTAAATAAAGAATTAAATTATATATATTTAATATAATTAATATGATATCAAGTGATATTAAAAAAAGAATAGATGAAACTAATAGAATTAGAGAAAAATATCCAGAACGCATCCCAATAATTGTTAGAAAAGCCACTTGTTGTAATTTAAATGATATAGATAAAAGTAAATATCTGGCCTTAGTTGATATGACATTAAGTCAATTTATAGTTATAATAAGAAAGCGTGTAAAAATTGAATCTGATAAAGCGATATTTGTTTTTATAAATAATGTTCTTCCACCACTTTCAGCATCAATGATATATCTATATGAAAATATGAAAAGTCAAGATGGTTTTCTATATATTTATTACAATTGTGAATCTACGTTCGGAATAAATATGTTAGGTTATTATTAAAATATGATAATTCATCTTAAGAAAAAATATGCAGAATTGTTAAAAATCGGTAAAATCAAGAAAAAATCCAAAATGAAATGCTCTATTTGCAATAAAGTTGGGCACAATAAGAGAACGTGTAAGAAGATGTCTAAAAATGTTTTGATAGTATCAAAAAATAAAGATAATACTTATATAAATGTTTCAACATTGGTAAATATAGATACACCTATATTACATCCCATGGATAGAAATGAGCGTGTAAATATATTAAAAGAACATTTAGCACGTTCAACGGTTAAGCATGAAGAGCAAGTTATGAAACTTGCTACACTAAAAGAAGCACATATATATTGTGTTATTTACGGTGTATCATCACAGAAATTTGGACCCTTGCTTGAAAAGTTCATAAGGATAAAGTTCAACTACGTCAAAAATAAAGCTGGAGATTGCACAGGTGATTGTTTTAAGGACGGAAAGAATTCGGAAGTTAAAGTATCACTTGGTGGGGTAAATCATAATAAATTCAATTTCGTTCAGATTAGACCATCGCACAAATGTGATACTTATATACTTACAGCATATCATCTTTCAAATGAAAATGTAGAATCAGAAGGAGAGTTATATGTCTTTAAAGTTCCTAAAACAGATATTAAAAACTTAGTTATGTCTTATGGTGGATATGCACATGGAAC